TGGAAGTCCCTGACAACATAGAAGAATGGCAGATTGAACGTATTGCAGATGCAATGGTCAACTGTGTGGAACTGTCACTGGAACTGAAAGTTGACATTGAAATTATGAAAAGATGGGGTGAAGGCATCCCACGGAAGGAATGGTTTGAAAATGGAAAAAACATGTCTAAGCTGTAAACATTATATTGACCACAAAACAAAAGGGACTTCAACTTGTCCAACATGTACACCCAATCTATTTGAAAATTGGACGTGTGCAAACACAACGGTAACATACGACCCACCAAAATTAGTGAGAGACTTCATCCCTGAACTGATTATGGGTGAAGCAAAAGGAATCAAAGTCAAACGTGTCTTCGGTAAAGAATACGGGGAAGCACTGAACGCAAAACTTCGTGAAGAGGTTGAAGAGCTTATTGAAAATCCTTGCCTGAATGAACTGGCAGACGTTCAAGAGGTTTTAACAGCTATTAGAAAGTACCATGGGTTCAGAGCTTCAGAAGTTACAGAAGCATTTTACGATAAGCGAAGAAAACGTGGAGCACTGGCAAAAGGTTACATGTTAATGGAAGTCAAAGAAATGGATGGTGAAGAATAATGAGAACATTTGAACGTGACAATGGATTGCAATACAGAGTGAACGAAAATGGGGAAGTAACTTACAGGGTGAACGGGGGTTCTGTGTGGAGAGAATCAGTACACACGCTTGAACATCTTTTGCACTGTGATGACACTCATGAAACAACAACACTTGAAGATAGAGGGGATGAAACAGTGAAGGGTTTTGACCCAGTGGACAAACCTGAACATTATGCAAGTGGTGGAATTGAACTGTTAGACTTCTTTGAAGCAAGTTTCCCACCTGATGAATTCAGGGGATTTCTGAAAGGGAACATCATGAAGTATGCGTTCCGTTATGGAATGAAGAACGGTGTTCAAGACCTGAAAAAAGCTGAATTTTACAATGACCGTTTAATCAAATTTGAAGAAAAGATGGGGGACAGATAAATGAGAAAATTCACAAAGAAGGAAATCAATTCAAAGCTTAAAACAGTGGGGTGGAGACTTGCCCCAAAAGTTCAATATCGTGGAATGCTGGAAGTTCACAAAGTAACTTGCACAAACTGTGAAACGACAGCCTTTAAACGTTTAGACAACTTATTGTACAGGGAAGAGCACTGTGACAGCTGTTTTAAGCCAGTTAAAAAAGGTTTTAGACCTAATACACCACCGAAAAAGAAGGCTGTTAATTCAGTTGAGATTTCAAGCACTGATTCAAGACTAGACACTGTCATTGTTAAGCTGGACAAGATTACTGACCTTTTAACAAAGTTAATCAAGAACAATGTTAAGCCTGAACCAGTACAGAAGCAACCGTTGAAAGGTACTTCAGGAATCAAGTCAATTTTTGTTTCATACATTGTTAAGGCTGGGTTCAAAAAGTATGGTCGTAAGATGCAATCAGATGAATGGTTCAAGCTGTCACATGAACTGTCTGAACAATTAATCAAGTCAGTGGCATGGGATGCTGAAGAAGAGAAGAAGTTAACACAACAATATGTGGACATTCTAACAGCACACCCAACAAAGCAAGGTCAAGATATTCTACCAGCTGTCATTCCAGTATCACAACACAAAGAATTGTCAGATAAAATCAAAGTAAGGTTGGTGAAGTTATAATGAGAAGAGAGACAAAGCAGTCAATCACGTTTTACATTTTAATCAGTATCATGGTTCTGTTTTCATTGTTGTTCGGTGCGTTCGCTGGTGCGACCACCGTTGAACCACCTGTGGAAAGAATTCTTGTTCCTGAAGCACACTTCATTGAAGTAAAAGTCATCCGTGAAGTACCAGTTGAAGTTGAAGTTGTCAAGTACCTTGGTGCTGATGACTTTGAAATCACTGAAGCAGAACTTGACCTGTTTGCAAGGTTGGTTACTTCTGAAGCTGGTGGTGAACCTTATCACACACAATTAGCTGTGGCAACCGTTGTTATGAACCGTGTGAAGTCAGCAAAGTTTCCCGACACTATAACAGATGTCATCTACCAAAAGAACGCCTTTGAAGTTGTGGCAATTGGTACGATTGAAAGACCAGCATTTGACTTATCTGTGATGGCAGTCAAAGAAGCACTTGCTGGAAAAGGTAACCTTCCCTATTATGTGGACAGTTTCGCATTGACCAGCTGTGACTTCAGTTCATGGGCTGACAAGTTCTGTGTCATGGGTAATGTACAGTTTTGGGCTACGAACAGGGGGGAACATTAAATGAATTTAATTGACGGTTATGTCACAGGGGTGAATTCCATCCCATACGAAAAGTTTCATGAAGGGAAGTCACTTGGTTTCTTCATGGATGTCAGATACAAGGACATGGGAACTGTTGGAAACAGAAAACAACCCACAACAACACTTCAATTCAAGACTATTGAAGAAGCAAGAGAAGTTAAAGTTGGTTATCACTTTTTACACTAAAACAATTAGACTGTCCTTCGGGATGGTCTTTTTTTGTTACGTACGTTTTTGGGTCGATTACGTACGGTACGAACGGACGTTCTCTATTGTAGGGTTTCATTTTTTGGTCTATACTGTTCATTAAGAGTTTTGAAACTTTTATAAACTAATGAAAAACGGGGGGAACATGCGAAAGATAATTATAACGGAAACGAACATTGACACAATCAGATTAATAGTAGCACATGAATTGAAACAGGCGACACCCGTCACAGAAATTGAATTCACAGGATTGGTTGAAGTTCCTACACTGAATGCTTACATTGATTTTCTAGCAGAACTTAACACAAAAGGAATCACCGTTACAGACAGGAATGTAACATGGTTAACTGACGAAGTACTGGAAGGGATGTTGGAATCAAAAGAAGCCTTTGAACATAATCCAACGGTGCACCACTCAAAGTACACTACACCATTAAAGGATTTGCCACACTTGAAAAAAGCAATTGACATGTATAAAACTGGGAATTATATCATGGATGAAGTTCTGACTGAAGCGAAGAAGGGCGAACGTTCAGGGTCAATGTCAAAAAACACATTCTACAGACATTTAGAAGGTCGTGGAATTCCAAAGAAGTACAATGTGAACAATCGAAAAAAGTAAACAACATACAACGATTAAAAGAGACTGGTCAAATGACTGGTCTTTTTTTTGTGTGCAAACACATGAAAGTTCACAACTGTTTTAATAAAAGTTTTAAAAAGTTTCAGAAAGTAGTTGACACACAATTGAAACTGTTATACAATAGTCTCAACAGCAAGGGACACACGATAACAGCAAACGAAAGACAGAGGAAAGCAAAATGAATAAGAGAGTTGAAGCAATCATTGGAGAAATTAAAAAATTAAACACAGTAACATTTGAAGTTGTAACTGAAATTGGAAAAAGAATCAAAGAAGTTCAAGACATCATTGACGGTGAAGATTTTGAAATGTTCTGTAAGGAAGTTCACATCAGCAAAGCAGATTGTTCAAGATACGTTGCAGTAGTTGACCACATGGACGTTTTTGAAAAATTCCCACAACTTAAAGAACTTGGAACATCAAAAATCTTCGCTTTACTTTCAATCATTAAAGATGGTTCAATTGAAGATTTCATCACAAACTTTGGTGTCAACACTTCATTCAAGGAAATGAAAAAGAACATCAAGTCACACAGAACTGGTTCAACTGGTGAAGGTGAAGAAGCTGAAGAAGGTGAAGACAGTGACAGCAAGGATGAAGAACTTGCGAAGTTGAAAGCAAAAATTGCACAGCTTGAACAAGACAACCACAACTTGAAAGTTCAAAACAGAATTTTAAAAAGAAGAAGTACTTCAGCTTCAACTGGTGCAATTGACAGGAAGATTACAAACAAGATTTTGAAGTTCATCCACCCTGACCGTTTCGCAAGATTTGGTGATGACGTGGTTATCCCATTAACTGAAGCTTCAAAAATCATCAACGGATTGGCTGGGTAGTTCACCAGCTGTTCCACCCTTCGGGGGTAACCAGTCAACCAGCACAAAAGGATGGTAAAAACAAATGGAAAATCAAACATCAATGTTCAACAATACAGACAACGTTCTTCACACAGCTTCAAACAAGTTCGGGGTCAAATACATTCACAAAACTGATGGAACAATCATTCAAAAACAATGCACCAACTGTGGTGAAATGCACAAGATTGAAAAGTTTCCAAAGAAGAAGGGTGGCTTTGCTGACACAGACCCTATGTGTAAGGCTTGTAAGTACACTAAGAACAGTTTTAGGAAGCTAGTCAACCAATTGCATGACAAGATTAAGAACGTGTCAGAAATGGACTAGAAACAGTTGACAGAGGGGTTCACGAAAGTGTTCCCCTTTTGTGTGCAAACACATTGACACTTTTCCCTATGTCGTGTTACAATACTGAACATAGGAAACCACTGAAAAGGAAGGGGAAACAATCATGAACACAATTACAATTGAAGAGGCATTAAAGAAGCACAAGGTCACTGAACTGGTTGCATACAGTAGAAAATCCCGTGACATTGATGGTGAAGGACTGAAGAAGCATCAGGACCAGCTTCAGGAGTTCGCTGACAGTGTTCGACTACCGTTAGACATTAGAGAAGAAGTTGGAAGTTCTGAAACAATGAACCGTAAAGAAATGAATCAGTTAAGGGCTGACATTAAAAATAAAAAAGTTAAGTGTTTGATTGTGGTCAGGCTTGACCGTTTGACACGTAAGGTCACAGACCTTGAACGGTTGATGGAAGAATTTAAATTCAATGACCTGTTGTTGATAGAGGTCCACAGGGGAAAAGTAATTGACTATAATGACACGCTGGGAACGAAGCTTGAAGGAATCATGTCAGACCTGTATCAAACACAGTCTAAGATTGTTCTAGCATCAGGAAGAATGAAAGCTGTTGCCCTTTATGGTAACCATTTGGGTGAGCCACCGTTAGGATACGATTACAACAGGGAAACAAAGAAGCTTGACCCTAATGACCAATCATTCCTAATTAAAAGGATTTTTGACATGTACCTTGACGGTGTTAACACCCATCAAATTGCAATCAAATTGAATCAGCTTGGTTACACTGGAAGAAAAGGGGAATTCAAGGGGAAAGCTGTTTGGTCAATGCTCCACAATGAAAAATACATTGGTTGGCAAATCTACGGTAAAAAGATTTGGTGGAAGGATGAACACGGTACAAAGCACGTTAAAGACAGACCACGTGAAGACTGGATTGTTTACGAAGATGCACATGAAGCCATCATTGATATGGACACATGGAACAGGGTTCAGAAGATGTTGAAGTCCACAGGTAGAAACAATTCTAATGAACAGAAAAGGTCGTGGCGTTTTACTGGGTTAATCAGGTGTGGAAAATGTGGTGCAAAGATGTCATTCACAAAGAAGCCTTCTGAAAAGTATTACATGCGAAAATGTTCAAAGCTGGATTACCAGTCGGGGGACATGTGCAACAACAAAGCACCTCTTCACGCCACTATTGAAAAACACATCAATGACATTTTATACGGTGAAGTTTTCCCAGCATTTGTGAAAGTTGCTAACCAGCTGAAGGAAGACAAAACAACATTCAGGAAACATGAAGCTGACGCAGAATTCAAAGAACTGTCACACCGTAGAAAACAAATTGACACCCAGCTGGACAACTTGATTGACCTACAGCTTGAAATAGGTGTTAGTGCTAAACTGGTAGAGAAGCAGAAACAACTTCAGAAACAGCTGGAAGCTATTAACAAGGCAATTGAAAAACTGGGGGAAGAAAAAGAAGAAGCTGTTGTTGACAATCAATACATGAATTCAACCGTTGAAAGAATGGTCAATGTTATGGAACAGGTCAACTTCAAACTTAATTTCAGGCAAGGTGACGAAGCAACAAAGAACGTGCTACTTTGCAAATACTTTGAAAGAATCAACGTGACTGATGGTGAAATCACAGAAGTGGTCTTCACACCTGAAACACAAAAAATCATTGAATTAGGGAGTTTGTAGCCACAGCTACAGACTTCTTTTTCTTTGGGTGTTATTATTCTTTTAATGACACGTGGAAAACACATTCAGGTGTTAAGGTTAACAATAAATCAAACTCACGAAAGAAGGAAATAAAAATGGTTGAAATGAAGTCACCTCAGATGTTCTGTTATCAATGTCAAACCTGTTGGGGTAACTAACACATCATTTGTCCAAAGTAGCTGATACCAAGGGATTGCAGAAATGCAGTCCTTTTTTAATGCAAAAAAATAGACCCACCGTTGAAGGTAGGTCAGTTTCTTTTATTGTACAGGTAGTTCAAGAAGGAAGACTTCCCAGTTGTGCTTGTCCAGTTCCCCCAACAGTTCTTCTTCATCTTCAATCACTTCATCAATGAATTCTTGGTCATAGCCAAGTTTCAACGCTTTTTTGATGTACGCCTCTTTAGTTATCATTTTGTCACCTTCCCAAATTTTTTGTCATATTCAAATTCAATTGTTTCACCGATTACCCTTGCCATTTCACGTGGGTTCGGATTGTTCGTGTATTCTGACCAGCCTTCAGCAATCATTTCTGAATAACGGTTGCTGTTACCATGTCTATGTGAATACGTTGACAGGTCGTTTGTCAGTTCTTTGGCTGTTCGGCTGTCATACAGTTCTTGGATTTCTTTAATCTTTCCAATGCCCAGCATGTCATCAAGTTGGTGTCCTATTTCATGGTCAAGTGATGCACGAATAGTTACAGCACCTTCAGGGTGAAACTTGGATGCTACACCATCAACATGTGTCTGTGTGAATGCCACAAAATCTTTTCCATGGTCACGATTAACAGTTATTCCAGCTGTGGGTTTTAGTACCCCTGTAGTCGGTGAAAATGATTGAGCCATTGTGTCCTTAGAAACTGAAAACCTTCGCTTGAATTTTGCCATTTGTTTTTTGACTGTTCGTTCAATTGCTTCTTCAGCCCCAAAACCTGTGAAGCTTCCAGCGTAATGTTCACGAAGTTCTTCTTCCCATAATGGAAAAATTACCTTGTTACGTTCCCTACAGTCACCAACAAAACCAAACCTGTTCTTTAGTTCAGGGAAACGCTCAAAGTTGTCTTGAAGACCCCTGTTCCATTCGTTAGCTGTTCGGACATCATGCCCTTTATAGTTTGCCAGTGGGACACCAAGTTCTTTCATTGCATATTCATTGGCTTCTTTGATGGTCTTTGCATCTTTGAACATCTTTTCTTTTGCAACCTTTAAAGCCTTCGGGATTTCCCCCGTGTCTTGCCACCTCTTAAACTGATTATACGTCATTGTGTCAGGTAATTCAACAGGCTTGAACACAGCCATTGAATCAAGGTCTAAATCATCAGGAACAACAGCAACAGCCAGTGAACGACACCATGGGTGCATAGGTGGAAAGTTCATTCCAGCCTGTCTTTCCTTGTATTCACAGATTTCACCGTCCCAGCTTTTACAAATACGTGAAGTTGCACCGTCAAGAATGGCACTGAATCGGTATTCCTTGAAGCCCCACAGTTCTGAAACGTCTGCTTTTGCCTCTTCAATGACGTGAGTTGATTCAGTGTACAGAAGTCTTGCACTGTTGTGACGGATTGTTGACTTTGACAGTTTAGGGTTTCCAAAACCGACAATGTTCTTTGCTACGGTTGAAGGGTTTTTCCCCTGTGCAATAATGTCTGAAGCAATTGTACGTCTAACAGCCTTCGTGAACTGTTCAGCTTGTTGTTCAGCATAGTCCCAAATGTTTTCAGACCACAGTGACCCGTCAGGTGACCATGGAAAAGTTAGTGCTTTTTCAATCATTTCCCCTGTTGGTGAGTTGTAAAGGAATCCGAAACCAGTACCACGGGCAGTTGTAAACATTGACCGACTGTGTGAATCTGTATAGACCCCTTTTAAAGCCCCTGACATTGCCCCTGAAGCTTTAAGTGTTTGCATGTCTAACTTTGCTTGTATCTCAGTTTTAAAGACTTCTAAACGTGTTCTGTTACGTCTGACGTTTAGACTGTCAATTCTTCGTTTCATTCGCATGGCTGAAATTTCATCCCCAAAGTCACCACTAGCCATAAACTTGTTGTACTGTCCCCAGTAGTATTCCATTTCATCCTTGAATTGAAGGTATGAAACAGGTTTGTTCAAGTCAAGCACCGTTGAATTCTTTGTGATGAATGAAGCAATGTCCTTTTCAATGTCTTTTAATACATCCTTGTAACCGTCTTGGATGGTCTTGTTTATTTTGTCAACGTTCTTCATTGCGTTCTTTTCAACCCACACAGCCCTTGCGTCCCAGTAGTCTTCATTGTGGGTCGGTCGTTTAAATTTTGTCATCTGTGTTTGCACACATCCTTTCTGTATAAAAGAAATGGGACAGGGTTTCCCCCGTCCACAGTTCTATTCAGTTTTAGTTGCTACTGGGTCTTCATCATCCACATCAGTTGGAAGTGGTTCAAAGCCAGTTGCAGTTGCTTGGGCTTCCAGTTCTTTTTCAATCTTTTCAAGTTCTTCACCAACATTTTCAACGAATGGTAATTGTGCAAGTAGTGTTTCAAGTGACACAATTCCATTAAGTGTTGACACTGTTTGAATCTGTTCAAGAAGGTTGGAAGGAATGTTTCTCATAAAGGTCATTTTAATGTCACGGAAGTTGAATGGTTTTCCAGTTTCAATTCCTTTGATTCCTGAAATTAACTTGAATCTTTTTTGAAGACCTTTTTTGAACTTGCGTTCCTTGTTCCCTGTGTCTTGTTCCAGTCCCCACAGTTTGAACCTGATTGCAACACCTGAAAGATTTGAAGCAAACTTTTCATCAGTCAGTGACGGTGTCTTGCTAAATTTGTGAATGTCATTCTTCAGCCTGTTCAAAATGTTTTCAACATGGGTGTCATTGATGTTCTTAGTCAACCATTCAGCTTTTCCGTTTTCATCCAAGGAGATTACACGGTTGTTTTTCATGTTGGCTATGTCATCATTGTCAGTTTCAAGCATGTTGTATAACACTAAGTAAGCATCATTAAAGTACTGGACTTCGTTGATTGAATCAGAGGTCACAAGTTCATAAGCGTCAATCATACTGATGACATTTTCAAAGTCACCCAGCTTTTCATTGTTGTTCTTAAATTCAACCACAGGAACAGCGTTAAAAAGGTGTGGTATTTCTTTGATGAAGCGTAAACGTGATTCATCTTCACCTTCGTAATACGTGATTGAATCTTTTGTGTAAACTTCAGCTATTGTCAAAGTGTCAGTGGTTGTTCCGTCAAGTGCTACAGTAAAATAACGGATTGCACAGACTGGGGTTTCATCAATGTCAGTTCCATAAACCATTATCATTTCAGTTGGTCGAACTGGTTTGAATCTAACTTCACCATCTGTGTTCAACCACAGCAATTCAAATGAATGACCGTAGATACTTGCCCAAATTGCATGGTCACTGTTCACGTCCTGTTCATCATTGTTATCAAGAATCACCTGAAGTTCTTCGTTCAGTTTTTTCCCTTTCATTTTGTATGAAATTGGTTTCCCCATGAAGTAACCAGCCTTCATGTCTGTTATAAATTCAGCGAAATTTTCTACAGTCTTGTTGTTTGGTTTTTCAATGCCCATTGTCCTGTTAAGAATTGCATGTTTGCCCATGTAATAATTTGACAACAGTGTGTAACGTCCCTGAAAAGTTCTGTGACGGAAGATGAAATCACCCACCATTGATGAAGTGATTTCTGTCTCATTAGTCACAAAGTGGGGGACGTTGTGTAACAGTCCTAATTGTGTGTTAAGTATTTCCATTTGTTACCCCCTAAATTCCTAAAATTGATTTAATGTTTGGTGGTGTTTTCTTCGGTTTTCTGACAATCTGTACAGCGTAGCGAAGAGCATCAAGAATGTGGTCATAATCCTTAATTGGTTTGTTAAGCAGTTGACCGTCTTTTTCATCCCAACGGTAGTTCTGAAGTTCAATAATTGTGTTCGGACAATCAGGATGCACAATCAAGTCAAATTCTTGAATATAGCTGATGCCATTCAGGATGCTGTCCTTACCTTTGAATGATTTCTTCAGACCGTGAATTCCATGTCTTCTGATTTCATCAATGGACTTAGGTTCAGCACTGTCAGCAATGATGGTTTCTTTTCGTCTTCCTTTTTCAATTATCATGTCAGCAATTTGATTGTTCATCATTCCAGTTGCATAGTGTTCTTCAAAGATGTGAATTGTTTTAGTTTTCTTATTCAGTAATGCACCAATGAATCCAGTTGATGAATTAACATAACCAAAGTCAAGACCGTGAATGACAGTAAAGTCAGGATTTGAAGCCAGTTCCTTATAGTCAAATTCTTCAACACGCCAGTTTTCGTAAACAAGACCATCACTGATTCCCCAGTTTCCCAGCCCTTCAACAATATATCTTTTTGGTCGTTTGATTTTCATTTCTTCAAACAGTGCCCTGTCATCATCAGAAAGAAATTCGTTGTGCATGTAGTTGGTTGTTTTACAGAAAATGTTCTTGGTGTCACCGTTTTCATACGGGTCAAAGAATCGTTTCTTCACCCAGTGTTTTGGTGACCATGGGTTGAATGTTATTAAGAATCTGAAGAACAAATGTGGTGGAAGTTTCCCCCTGAACGACATGTCCAGCTTGTTGAATTCCATTTCATTTGTAAGTTCAAATGCCTCTTCAATCCAGCACCAACACATGAAGCCGACTTCAACTGTGATTGATGTTATCTTTGTTGCGTCATCCAATCCCCTGAAAATTATCTTCTGTCCTGTTGGCATGTAAACAAGTTCCATTGGTGAAACTGTTGTACGCCAGTATTGTTCAGCACCTAAGTGGTGTATTGCCCATTTAAGTTGTGCAAAAGTAGAATCACGGTGAGTGTTTCCAAACTTCCTGACAACTAGAGCGTTTGAATCAGGGTGTTTCATGATGTTGTATATCAGCCATAAAGCTGTTGTTACTGACTTCTTAGAACCACGACCCCCCTTGACAGCTGTGTAACGTTTCTTTGACAGCCACCAGTCATTGTAATTCTTGCCTATTTTGTCAGAAAGTTTGAAAGCTGGTGTCATGTATTATTCACCTTCCACTTCCATGATGTCATCAACAATAACAACACGTTGTTCAACTTCAGACTTCAGAACGTCAGTCAATAATGTGTGATGTTTTGCCATTAATTCAAGTGCTTTAACTTTGTCCTTGCTGTAGATTTTTTGGTGTTTTGGAAGTTCTTCATCAAGACCTTTTGCCATTGCAGAAAGTTCAATTAGAACTTCTTCAGCAGTCATGATTAAGTCATTGGTTGTTTCTTTTGCAAGGTATTCAATGTACGCCTTAATGTGTGGCTTACGTTTAAGCTTATGCCCTTCCGTGTTTGACACGTTATAAGATGAACCAAAAGCCTTCATGTAAGACTGTGTCGCATTGTGTGTGGTGAAGTATTCCATTGCAAAAGTCATTTCTTGCACCGATAAATCAAATTTAATTTCTTCGTCCATTACAGTTTCCCCCTTTTTAAAATTTGAAGGGGTGTTCTGTGATGTCCATGACAGTAATCAAAGTGGATGGTCAGGTTCAAACAGTTAAACCCCTTCACTTTAATAAGCCATGTCATACGTTTTTACGTTAAATCCAAGCCATTTAAGAAATCTTTTTCATCCATCACATTGTCATAAAATTCATAAAGTGCAAATGCTGGAATTCTTGGTGATTTGCCCAGCTTGAAGTCAACAATTGCTTGACGTGAATTCTTTTTCATTTTGCTGTAAACAACATCATTGACCCAGTCATTATCAAGTTTCTTTGCCAGTAGAGCAGAGAAGCCCACGTTGTCGTTTGACACAGCTTCAAATTGCTTCACAGTATTTAATCTGTTTCTGTACTGTTCAACCATGTAAGCTGGAATGTCTTGACCACCTTTTCCAAGGTACGCTTTTTTTAATCTGTTTTGAATTCTAGTCCTGAAGATGTGACGGTAACGTCTGTCATAATCCTTCTCATTCCCGTTCAACACATCTGTCAAAAATATCTGTTGTTTTTCTGTCAGTAATGTTTCCCAGTTCTTCAAAATGAAATTCACAAAGTCCTTATTTGATTCAGGAATGTTTGACATCCAATAATCGAACTGGTGACGGTTCAAAAGGTAGTTACCCAGTTTATCAGTCGTGGAAGCTGGGGGTTCATTTCTTGTTGTTCTTTCCCCGTCCCTGTATACGTGCTTGTTACTGTTTGCAAAATCTTCATCCATCATTCTGTCATCAACAAAAAATGGGTGTTCACCGTCAATGTATATTTCACCACCAAAGATGACATTTAATTCTTCAAAATGTTGTATTTCTGTTCTGTTGTATTTCATGGTGTTCCCCCTGTAGTTAGTGTTAAGAACGTGTGTCCTTACACTACTTAATAACCGACCACAGGGGTGTTTGTGACTTTATTCCATGTAAAGAATTTGTACACCAGTGTAAAGAAATTATGCACATTAAACAGTAAACAAACAGTACTAACAGTAAAAGAACCGTCAATACAGTAATAACAACAGTAAAGAACAGTTAAAGGTGTGCTTCAGCAACGGACAGAAAAAAACTTTTATAAAATGGGGCAAAAAAGGGGCAAAAACGTATGACATGGCTTATTAAGGTGAAGGGGTTAATACCTCTTACAAAAACGAACTTCACAATGGGTGTGTGCAAACACAAACATACAGAAGGTCAAAAGGAGAGTTACACATGGATATTACATTACAAGACGTTCAAAGCTTTTTTGAAGCGAACGCAGAAACACCTGAAGTAAAAGACTTTGCAAATTCTTTTATCAACTATGATGCAGTTGATGCATACCTGAACACAGACGAAGGCAAGAAAGTTTTACAACCTAGATTAGACAAAAACTTTACGAAGGGTCTTGAAACGTGGAGACAAAACAACCTTGACAAAATCGTCAATGAAAGAATCAATGAAATTCACCCAGCAGAAAGTCCAGCAGAAAAACAAGTTAGAGAGCTGACTGAAAGACTTAGCAGAGTGGAATCAGAAAAGGTTCGTGAAGGCATTCGAGCAACAGCATCACAAGAATTAGCTGAACGTGGATTACCAGCAACATTTGCAGACATGATGGTGACGGATTCCATGGAAGCGACAAGACACAAAATTAATGAGTTTTCAGCAGAGTTTGAAAGAATTCTAAATGGACAAGTTAAGGAACGATTAAAAACAACAGGAACTGACCCACAGAACGGTTCAAAAGTTGAAACAGGGGGAATCACAAAGCGTGATTTAGTTAACATGGATTATGACAAACGTAATGCGTTTTATGAAGCCAACCCAGTACTTTTTGAACAAATCATGAAGGGTTAGTTACCACAAAAAACTAGGGGGTAACAAATTATGGCAACAATTGTAAAATCAAACTTGATTGTACCTGAAGTACTTGGAGCAATCTTAGAACAAAAGATGATTGACAACATCAGAATCGCACCATTAGCAATCATCAACACAGAATTACAGGGGAACGCTGGTGATGAAATTTCTGTACCACAATATTCATACATTGGTGATGCTGTTGACTTAGCAGAAAACACAGCTGGTGAGTTAGATTTATTAACAGCTACAACTGTAAAAGCAAAAGTTAAGAAAGCCTTCAAAGGTGTGGAAATCACTGATGAAGCAAGAGGGGCATCCTTTGGAAATCCACTTGCAGAAGCTGAAAGACAACTTGCTGTTGCAATGGCTTCAAAAGTTGAAAAGGACTGTATCACAGCAGTTGAAGCATCAGAAAACACTTTTGATGGTTCAAACGGTGGCACAGAAGAAATTTCACCTGACAAGTTAGCTGACGGTGCTGTTGCATTATACGGTGAAGACTTTGAAGGCGTATTTGCGTTAATCACACCAAAGCAGTACAACGTTATCAGAAAGAACATTGCATTCACGACAGTTGCAAACGGTGAAGCGTTCTTAACTGGTCATGTGGGTCAAGTGTACGGTGTGCAAATCGTGGTTTCTAACAGAATCACAGCTGGTAAAGTGCCAATGTTAAAAGTTGGTGGATTACAAATCGTGTTAAAGAAAGAAGTTGCTGTTGAAACTGACCGTGACATCTTAAAGAAAACGACTGTAATCACAGCAGACCGTCATTATGTAGCACACATCCTTGACGGAAACAAAGTCGGAATCATGACTGTGAAGGCTACAGTCTAATCAAGTAATATACAGGGGTGGGGTGATTCCTACCCCTTTTCTTTTAACTAATTTGAAGGGGGAATGTTCACATGATGCTACGTTATAGCAAACGTGCAGACAGTAAGGTCACAACAACTGAAGCACTGAAACCGAAAGCAAAACCAAAGAGAAAACCAGCACCTAAGAAGACTGTTGAAGTTAAGGCTGGTGAATAACCATGGAAATTTCATTGCTTAAAGTACTTTTGAACATTGAAGGTGATGACAGTCAGGACGAACTTCTGACAGCATTGCTGACACGTTCACAACATAGAATCAACGGGTATACAGGGGACACCACTTTCCCTGAAGAATTAAACTGGGTAGCTGAAGAACTGACCATCAAACGGTATAACAAGTTGTCAGCTGAAGGTTTGGAATCAGAAGGTATTTCAGGAATTGTTCATAAGTTTGAAACAGACATGCTTGGTGAATTTACGGAAACATTAGACCGTTACATTCAAGTCAGGGATGGTCGTTCAGGTGGTAAAAGGTTGGTGATGCTGTAATGCACAAAAGACGATTAGTTGGAATTGTTCAGGACAGCACCATTGAAAATGACTACGGGGGTTACATTGATAATCCGATTGTTGAACAGACCATTTCAGGCACACTGGAAGGTGTTGAGGGTGTAACAATTCAAGGTCGGTCGGGGGTGGTCACAGACCATCAAGCATGGCTTAAAACTCACATGAAAATTGAAGACTGGGAACATAAGCTGTTAATGATTGATGATGAACTCTATCGGATTGTTAAGGCTGTTCACAATCGCAGACGCTGGTTCTATCAGGTAGAAGGTGATTAGACTTGAAAGTTAAAATTGAATTCACTAACCAAAGGGAATTTGAGTTGTACTTGGACACACAGTTGAAAAAGTCAGTGGACAAAACTGACAAAGTACTTCGTGCTACAGCTGAAAAGATTGCATCCGTTGCAAGTGAAAAAGAAGCACCAGTCGGGAAGTATCCATCACATTGGAACAGAAAAGCTGGTTTTCTTCGTAGGAATATCAAAGCTGTTGGCAAGTTCATGGAATACGAAGTCCAGTCGAATGCAAACTACAGTTATTGGCAAGAGTATGGAACACGAAATCATCCAGCAAACCCATTCTTTAAACGTTCGATTGAACAGGGCATGGACTACATGGATGAACAAATGAAAAAGTTTTAAGGGGGTGTGTAGATGTTAGCTTCACTTGAATTAACAAAAGCACTGAAAACTAAATTGAAATCAAAAGGGGTGACAGCTTCAGCTTACAAACCTGAAAAGCCTTCATTACCTTTTGTGATACTTGGGGAAGATACACAAAGTAGTGACAACGTGAAAAACGCTGACGCTGTTGTTATCAGAACAAGGCTGACCGTGTACCACGATTACAAACACATGGAAACGGTCAAAAGAACATTGGAAACAATCCGTGTGAACTGTCAAGACCTGACACTTGACACATACGAAGTCGCAAACGTCAGAATCATTGACATGACTTCAAACAAGAACAGGGAAATTGACACAGCACTTGGAGCAATTGAAATTGAATACAAACTTATAAGGGGGTAACAAATTATGGCAACAAAAGGAGTTAACGTTTTAGTAAAAATTGGAACAGATGTTGTGGGTGCTCAAAAGGGTGCAACATTAAACAGAAGTTCTGACACGTTTGAAAAGACAAGCAAAATGTCAGGTGGTTGGAAAGAGTTTTCAGCATCATTGAAGGAATGGTCAATTGACGCAGACGGACTTTACACAATGCCTACAACTTCAGGCACACCATCTTTCAGAGCATTAGAGGACGCATGGGTCAACGGTGACGCTGTTGATGTTGAGTTTGCAATGGCTACAGAAGATGGTTTGGCTTCAGGGGACACAGTAGGCTATAAGGGTAAAGCATTAATCACAGACTTTCCACTTGAAGCACCTGAAAATGATTCATTGACATTCAGTGTTTCTTTTCAAGGAACTGGTGCATTGACTGAAATCACAAAAGCATAGTAACTATTAACTAAGGGGGACAATCAAAAATGGTTGTTCCTTCTTTTTTTCATGATTTAAGAAAAGGGGTAACACATTGGAATCAATTAAAACATCAAACAAGGAATACATTCTGAAGTTTAACTTTAGAGCACTGACAGAATTACAAGACGAAGGAATCAGCTTCACTGATGAACAGGAATTCAAACTGAAAGACCTTGCAAAAATCATTCACATTGGTCTGAAGAAATATCACAAGTTGTCCTTTGATGAAGTCATGGACTTAATGGATGACCTACTTGCTGAAAATACATTTGAAGAACTGATGGTAAAAGCATCAAAAGCACTTCAAGAATCAATGGGAAAGCAGACAGCCACGATTCCAGCACCAGTGAAGAAGTAGAAAACGTTGTATTAGAATTCATGTCCATTGCAATTGGAATCATGGGCATGGACTACGAAACATTTATGGAACTGACCCCAGCTGAATTCAGAAAGATTCACAAGGCACACACTGAACATCAGACAGACATGCTGGACACTCAACATAAATTAATCTTCAACGCAATTGTGCAAACTAAATCTAAAAAACGTTTTAAATCTGTGTTTGAACACAAGAAGAACAAAGCAAAATCTGAGATTGTTCCAGCAGATAGAAAACAGGATGAAGTGGCTGAAATTTTAAAACAATTAAGGGGTGAATAAACAAATGGCAGACGAAGAAAAGAAACTGAAGTTCACGCTGGTCGGTGACAATTCAAGCTTGAAAAATTCAATGAATGAAGTTAACGGAACAGGGTCAACTTTGAAAAGTACCATGGCAAAGCTAGGGGTTGCAATGGCTGGAGCATTTGCTGTCAAACAAGTCATTGACTTTGGAAAAGAGATTGCAAAAGTTGGTGGTAATTTTGAATCACAGATGTCAAAGGTCACAGCAATTGGTGGTGACAACTGGGCTGAAAGCATGGACGAAGTAATTGAGAAAGCCAAAGAAATGGGTTCAACGACAGTCTTTAGTGCAACAGAAGCTGGTGAAGGTCTTCAATACTTTGCAATGGCTGGATGGGACGCTGAAGCATCAATGTCAGCACTAGAACCAACGTTACGACTTGCACAAGCCAGTGGAACAGCACTTGGTGTGACAGCTGATATTGTTTCGGATGCAATCACAGCTTTTGGGTTATCAGCAGAAGACACGGGAATGTTTACTGACCTGTTAGCTTCAACGACCTCTTCAGCAAATACGAATGTAACAATGCTTGGAGAGTCATTCAAGTATGTTGCACCAGTTATGGGGGCGTTAGGTGGTAAGGCAGAAGACACAGCACTTGCTTTAGGCTTAATGGCAAACGCTGGTATTAAAGGTTCAATGGCTGGAACATCACTGAAGACAGCTGTCAGCAACTTGGTTGCACCAACTGACCAAATGAAAGAAGCTATGGACGGTGCTGGAATAGCTGTTCAGTACAATGCAGACGGTTCAATGAACCTGAAGGGAACAATGGACAATCTAAGACTTGCAATGGGTGAAATGACCAAAGAACAACAGGCTGTGACAGCTGAAACAATCTTTGGAAAAGAAGCAATGTCAGGAATGCTGTCCATTGTAAATGCAACAACTGAAGATTATGGAAATTTAACAAAAGCAACAACAACATTCAACGGTGTCGCACAGAAACAAGCCGACATCATGGGGAATAACCTAAATGGTAGAATTGCCCAGTTGAAATCAGCTTGGGAAGGTGTTCAGCTGATGCTTTACACAATCTTACTTCCAACTTTTGAACTAATGGTGGACTGGTTGATGCAGTTGGTTGAATGGATAAGCACATTGTCCACAGCAACAACTGATGACTTCGGTGAAATCGGGGAAATGGCTTCAGCACTGGGCAAATGGTTTATGAACATGTATGACATCATTTATGAGGTGGTCATGAAAGTGATTAAAGTTGTTCAAGACTGGTTCAAAGACAATGATACACAGGTCAGCAACATGATTAGAGTGTTCAAATCATTGGCGAAAAGTATTGGTGAAATTGTTGCAGAAATATGGGATTTCATTTCATGGCTGGTTTCAGAATTCGGTGGACCATTGCTTGACAAGTTTATGTTTGCCATTGATGTGATTTTCAAAGCCTTTGATGCACTACTTCAGATTGTGGCTGGTGTTGTTAAAGTACTAGTTGGAATTTTCACTGGGGACTGGGCAAAAGTGTGGGAAGGTATGGGTGACATTGTTGTTGGTGTATGGACAGCAATCGTTTACACAATTGAAACAGCAATCAATTCAGTCATCACTATGGTCAACAAAATGATTCGGTCATTAAACAAGATTGAACTACCTGATTTCTTAGGTGGTGGTGGTGTTAACATTTCAACAATTTCAAAGGTTGATTTTTCGGGGGCACTTCCAACAACAAGAAGTTATATGCCTGATGATTCTTCAGTTACTTATGACCCATCTTCACAATACAGAAACACACAATCAATCACAGTTGAACTTGATGGAAACAAAATTGCTGAAGCAGTTGGTGACCCAATGGCACAAGCAATCAGGGTTCAAACTGGGTACACATTTTAAGAAAAGGGGGTGTTGACCGTTGTCAACTTCAATCAAAATCAATGGGACTGGATACAACAGCATTGAGAACGCATTAAGCATTAAAGAAAAAGTGAATGAACGGTCAACAGCTTCGTTTGTTCTTGTTACGGATGTTGAAGCTGATGTCCGTTTCAAGAAAAGACAGGCTGTTGAAATCACTGACGGTTCAGAAGTACTGTTCACAGGATTTGTTGACGTGCTAGTTGAGAAGAGTGAGAGCAAGGACCGTTTCCACAGTATCACCTGTATCGACAATCATTATCTAGCTGACAAACTCATTTTTGCTGGGGCTTACGAAAACAAAACAATCAAAGAAGTTCTTCAGGACATCCACACGAAGAAACTTGCTTCTGAAGGTATCACCTACACGGATGAATCAATTGATGGGGCAGAAGACATCTTACTGACATCCCACATTATTGACTGGAAAAGAATTGACCTTGCACTTGACGTGTTAGCAGAACGTTCAGGCTGTGACTGGTGGATTGACAAAGACCGTTTACTTTGGTTTAAGAAGTTGAGTGAAAGACCAGTTGGAAAGACACTTGATGAAGGAATCATCCTTAATGGAAGTTTGAAAATTAAAAGTGATTCTAACCTCTTCAGAAACCGTCAAATCACTAAAGGTGGTCAAGGGGTCACCAATATGAGAACTGACACAACAATTGCTGACGGTGAACAAACATCATTCAAAGTTAATTACCCGATTGCATTTAAACCGACAATCAAAGTCAATGGTGTTCCTGTTGCTGAATCATTACTTGGAATCAACGGTGTGGACAATGCCAATTCAAGTATTAAATGGTTTTGGTCAAGTGGTTCACAAATCGTATCATTCAACTCAATTTCAAACACACCGATTGCTGGGACAGTCATTGACATCACGTATCAAGGTTATTTTGACACGGTGATTATTTCACAAAATGATGCAAGTATTGTTTCACTGGGTGATTCGGAAACATCCACAGGGATTGTTGAAACTGTTGACACAGTGGCAAACACAACTGACCTGTCTGAAGTCATTGCTGGGGCTGACAGTAAGCTGAAGAAGTACAGCAAGGATAATTCAAGTATCAAGTTTCAAACGCTTGAAACAGGCTTCACAGCTGGTGACGTTATCGTTGTAAACATCCCAAGTGAAGGAATGAATGTTGATGAAAATTATCTAGTTCAGGAAGTTGCAATCAAAGAGCAGTACCCATTAATTATTTTCACTGTGACACTTGTAAAAGGATTCGTGCACAAGTCATGGGAAAAAGCATTCACACCAGTGGAAGTTGATTCAGCTATTGAAGCATCAGCTGAAGATTACGTTATCTTACCGACAAATTATGTTCACAGCTGGGAAGCATCTGAACGACCAAATCCCATGATGGTTTGTAAGGTCGGAACGGGTGTCAAAGTGGGAACACCTGAAGCCTGTCCAACCTACCCAATAAGTCAAAGGGCAAAACTGTTGAGAGTCTATGACGTTAACGGAAGTTTAATTGGTGAAGTGTTAGCGACACATACAACACCAGCAGAAGAAACACACTACACTGTTTTTATTGCACAGAAAAATGAATGTGTGGGTGTGTGGCAAACAATTAAAATCTTTGCTGGTGAAAATTATGAACTGTGTACACACACAATAACTGACATCAGAGAGAAGACGAACTTTGATGAAGTACAGATTCATGTAAATGATTATAAAACTTGGTAGAAACTGGTCACAAATGGTGACGTGCTTGGTTATTAAGTAGTGAAGGGGGACTTTTAAATGAGTTACAACAAAACAACATGGGTTAATGGTGTTACAAACATCACAGCTGACGTTATGAACAACCTTGAAGATGGTGTGGTTGCTGTTGAATCAGAAATTGCATCAAAAGGGGCTGACATAACAAACATCAAAGGAACAATCAATCAAAACACAACCTTGGTCTATAGTGGTGGTGTGCTAACAACAGTTAAAGAATATTGGGCAAATGGGTCAACGTTAAAAACAAATGTTGCACTGGGTTACACAAACAATGTTTTAACGACTGTTACCACAACACATTACTTAAGTTCAGGTGTGAAAGAAGCAACGGTCACTGAAACACTAATATATTCAAGTGGAATTTTAACATCAGTACAAAGGAGCGTGGTTTAAGATGTGGGCAGTTTTCGCAAAGGTTGCAGATGTTGCAACGTATTTGACAACAAACTTAAGTACAACAAGGGCATCAAAAATTGACAGGTTAGACACAACCGTCAGTGGTAGACAAGCCAACTGGGGGGCAACGTCAACAACAAAGTCATACATTGACACAACAAAGACTAATGTTGACACCATTAAAACAAACCTAGCAACAGTGGACAGTGTGGTTGACACAACAAAGGCAAACGTGGACACTGTAAAATCAAATGTAAGCACCATGTATGGACGGTTTGGGTCAAGTACAACAGCGTCAGGAACAACAACACTGTTTGGTTACCTTCGTAGGATTTACGAATATATGACAAGTTACATGTCATCAACACGTATGTCAAAGGTTGACAGATTAGACACTACTGTTTCAAGTAGGTTGTCAGCAGTTGTGAAGTCTTACCAAAGGGTTTACATTGGTTCAGTAAAAATGTCAGGTAGGGGGTCAGGGGAAGACGCAGTCTATTACAATATACCAATTGCATCAGTCAACATTTCAAAATGTCAAATCATTCCCCATCTAAGGTGTGGTAGCAACATTGTTTCAGCATTGTTCGTATCCTCTTCAACTTTATTCATGGAACCAACTGTCAGGTTTACGTCAACAACTAACATTAGAGCTTCAGTGTATTCAACTTCGTATGATGACTTGTTTGGTTACATTGAAGTCATTGAATACTACTAAAAAGGGGGAAACGATAACATGAAATTTGTGCACATAAATGAAGAAGGCATCTGTGATATAACTTATGAATCAACTGAACCTGTTGTGGCTGATGGTATCATAGAAGTGTTTGACGATTTGAACAGTTATGTCGGCAAACGTTACGAAAATGGTGAATGGTCTGAAGTATCACAAGAGCCTGTCCAAGTGGTTGAACCACAAACAATTGAAGAACAACTTACAGAGTTACAGGAACAGAACTTTGTTCTAATGGATGCAATGGCAACAATTTTTGAAACAATGTTGGGGGGTGCCTAAGTGCTTGAACTTTATTACAGACTGGTCAGGAATGGTATTAGAGAAATTGAACAAGTTCCACTTCAGTTTCAAGAATCTGTTATACAGCTTATCGAAGAAAGGGGGTAACAACATGGTTGAACTTTACACAGCTTTAATCATCAACGGTCGAAGAACAATCGACAGCGTTCCATCAAGATACAAAGTAGCAGTCACAGAATTGCTTGGAAGCCTTGGACTTGATGAAAACGGAAACATTGCATAGTAACCATTAACTGAAAGGATTGTCTTGTGTTCACACACAGGGCAGTTCTTTTTTTATACCACAAGGGGGGTAACACATGAAAGAAGCATTTGCAGATTTATTAGAAATCAGAAACCTAATTGCACTAATTGTCACAATCATTTTCGCAGTCCTTGCATTAATGAGAGTCATTGAGGGGACAGACTTCATGACTGTTGTATTACTGGTCATGGGATTCTTATTCGGTAACAAAGCAACTAAGGACAAAGCTTAATGGCTGGGGTTAACGGGGAAGACAGGGGAACACGTTCACTGTGGGTCAAGTTTTGGTTTATTAACGGGGTTGCATTCTTCATCATCATTTTTTATGTGGGGGCGTTCATCACTTCGTTATCAGCTGGAAACACTGAAACTTTATTCAACAATGAACTGTGGAAAATGACACCGTTCCAACTGTCGTTCTTGCTGTCGTGTTTGTATCTGTTCCAAGAAGGACGGTTACTTCACAAAATGCAAATGGCAAGAATCATCAAGAAACAGGGAACACTTCAGGAGTTCAAAGTACTTCATAATGCTTCGACTGAAGACACACGCAACTTACCATTTATGACAAGAAGGAAAGGTGATTAAATGAAAATCAATGTAAAATTACTGTCAAGGAATTTCAATCGTGGGGGAAACAATCCCATGTTTATAGTTGTTCATGACACATTAAACGCTTCAATAGGGGCTGATGCAGAGGCACATTACAAATACTTCAACAAAGCAACCACAAATGCTTCAGTTCACTACATGGTGGACAGTACACAGGTCTTACAGATTGTTAGAGAAGGTGACGGTGCTGGACATGTTGGCAAAGGTAAAAACGGGATAACAAACAACAACAGTATAGGGATTGAAATGTGCATCAATGCTGACGGGGACTTCAAGGTGACTTTAGCTTCAACCATTGAACTGGTCAAAGAACTTATGGCAAAGTATAACATCCCGATTGAACGAGTTGTACGCCACCATGATGCAAGTTCTTGGGGAAAGATTTGTCCACGTTCATTAGCAGACAACAACTGGGAAGAATGGTTCAAGTTCAAAGAAGCTTTAGTTGAAACACCTGAAGCAATAACACCTGAATGGAAATTAAATGGCTTAAAAAGCCTGTCAGAAGCTGGTATCATCACAGATTTTGAAGGTTGGGCACAGAAGATTGATGAACCAGCACCAAACTGGTTAGTCTTTGAATTGCTTGACCGTATCAGAAAGGAACTGAACAATGGGTAAAAGATTTGTGGTCAGGGCTGGTGACCAATATGAAAAAATGAGTGAAGCAGTCAAAGCACAAGATGGTCAGTGTCCATGTGTCCCAGTTTATGCAAGAACAAAAGACACCATGTGCATTTGTACAGAGTTCATTGACCAGTCACATGAAGGTCATTGCAAGTGTAAACGCTTTAAGAAAGTCATTGAAATTACACCATAAACAAACAGCCCCTATCAGTTGATGAAGTTGTCAATTGATAGGGGTTTTTCTGTTGCAACACAGACATGTCACAGCTATGTCACAGGTGTGTGAACAGTGTGTGAACAGTCTCTTAAAAAGCACTTAAAACCGTTGACACTTTCCCTAAATTCTTATATACTGACAATTCATTAAAAAAGTGATTAGGAGATGACCACAGATGAAAAAATACAGGTTTACGATTATAAACACAAGTGGTAACATGATTGTTTTAAAGAAAGGTGCACCGTTGAATCAGATTAGAAAAATTATACTGGACAAGTACCCTGACTTTCACTGGATAACAACAACAAGGGCATGGAATGACAAGGGTGATTTTTTACTACTAACTGAACTAACTGAATAAAGCATTGGGGGAACAAGGGACTGGTCAAATGGCTGGTCCTTTTTTTTGTGTTCAAACACAACTGTTCAAAAAAGTTTCAAAAAGTAGTTGACACACAACTGGAACTGTTATACAATAGTCTCAACAGCAACAACAACAACAACAAACTTAATTCAAAGGAGAACAACACAATGAAAAAAGCAATCTTAATTCAAACAATCGAAAACATGTACTGGTCAGCAAACGGAATTAACAACTTTAACATAAAAAGATTAACAGAAAAAACAACTGAAGGTAAAATTAAGGAACGTGCCTTAACATCTTACGAAAACTTAACTTGTGGATTACTGTCTGACGTTTCAATATTGGTTTCTGAAACAGAAAAAAATGTAACAATGAAAAGACTTGAAGAAATCCTTGATGAAATTAACACAATTATTACTCAAATGGTTGATGAAAGATTTAATTCAGAACGTGACTTCAGAATTAGAGAAGTTGAAACAGTTGAAGAAACACCAGCTGAAGCAAAAGAAATCATGACCAAAGAAGAACTAATTGCACAACTTGCTTCAATAGGAAGCACAAACATTTCTTTTGAAAACTTAACAGACATCACAACAGGGGAACAGTGTTCTGAAAGAATCATAGACAACGACCGTCAATACTACTGGATAATCGAACCAGTTGAAGCTGATAAATACAAATGTGTTGCATCAGGAAGCTTACTTTTTTAGCACTGGACAACACAAACAATAACAGTTAAAATTAACGGGGGAGAATCTTCCCCCACTGATGAAAAAGGAGATTACAAAATGAAAACAAACATGACTGAAGTCGTAACAACTTGGAAGATTGAATTTGACACAATTGCTAAAAAGATAAGGGAATCAATGCACACTAGTGGTTTTAAAGCCTTAGACCGTGACCTTAATAAACTTGTAATACTTGAAAACAACATGGTTGAACTTTTACACTGTCCACATGACGAAGGCTGTGACACAGGGGATGAATACTACAGTGACCAGCAGTTGTCATTTAAGATGTGTGAAGATGCTACAGAAGTGCTTTACAGCCTTCAAGATGCAATTCAGGACCTGAAGGACCAGCACGAAGCACTGGAAGCTTCAATTGATGAAATGGAACGACCACAACAAGAAGGGTGGGACTTCTAAATGAAATTTAAAGTAGACCAACGTGTAAAATTTAAAGTTGACGGTGAACTAATGGAAGGAACAATCACTTATGTTGACAAGTACTTCTTAGAGGTTGACGGGGATGACGGTCAAAAGCATATGCTGGAAGTTGACGGGGAATACATTGAACCCAATACAGAAAGCATGGCACAGTGGACAGCAAAGCTTCAGCATGATGTCACAGCAAGGGTCAACGGTTATGCTGACTATCATAAGTTTGACCGTGAAGAAGCACAGTACATCAAGACTGACCTTACGGAAGGTTCACTTATTTGGTACTACAAAAGACCTGATGGAAAAGAATTCAAAGTAATTTATTTCTTCAAAACTCAGGACTTTACAACAATCGACTAACCCAGTAATAACAAGCCTTGACGGTTCAAACCGTTGGGGCTTTTTTTGTGTGCAAACACAGAAAGTTTAAGAAAGTTTCATAAAACAGTTGACACACAATTGAAACTGTTATACAATAGTCTCAACAGCAAGGGACACAGCAACAACAACCAAACACGAAAGACAGAGGACAACACAATGATGAAGATAACTTATAGAATGACAGGAACAGAACAGACAGCAAGTGAGTTCGTAGACAATAACAAGATTCAATTTGAAGAAGGTTTTGCAAAGTACACAGAAAACGGTTCTTCAAGAAAAATCAACGCTGAAAGAATTGTTGAAATTACACTGTAGTAACTAGTCAACCACGGGGGCAGACAGTCCCCACCACCCAAAGGAGAACACACAATGAAAAAGAATGAGCAGTTATTTGTTGAAGCACTTGAAGCAAAAGGATACACATTGAAGATTGATGCAGACAGTCACAGAATTATTACAAACCTTGATGGTGAACAGATTGGAACTTACCTTGAATTTGACGGTTATGTGAACCAGTTACAGTATAGCTTGGTTGACCTTTTGGGAGCACCAACTGAAGAAGCACCTGTTGAAATGACTGAAGATGAAAAAGCAATCAACTATTATCAAGCAAACCTGTTAGTGGCAAGAACAAAGGTTGAAGCACTTGAAGCATTAATCAAAACTGTTCCTGAATCAATGAAGGCAACCATTCAAGTTGACATTGTGAATGCACAGGATGATGTTGACCATTACACTGAACTACTGGACGAAGATGTTGACCTTAAATTCATGGAAGACATGGGGGTGGAATAATGACGGTCTACTGGAAGAACCACAACCTGAAGAAACCACCGTATAGCAAAGAAATCAAATCAGTAGTACCCATTGACCTGTACTTTGGAAGTATGAAATGCCTTGAATGCACAAAGCTGACGGGGGAAACGTTCATCATCCCATTAAAAGATTTTATTAAAATTGAACTGTCCTGACGGGTGGTTCTTTTTTTTGTCTTCATCTGTGTTCACACAAAGTTTAAGAAAGTTTCAAAAAGTAGTTGACACACAAATGAAACTGTTGTATTATGTATTTAACAGCAACACACACCCACACACGAAAAGGAGAACAACAACATGACAGCTTACACTTTAGACCTTCAAACAATCACAGAAATCGCATACGACTGGGAAACAACTTTTCTTTCACATAAAGAATACGGAATGAACGCACACCGTGGTCACTTCCTTCTTAAACGTCTTGGTTTTGACTATGACAAGAAAATCAAGAACATTGACGAAGTTCACCAAATGCTTGACATGTACGAAATCCAAGACTAATGGTTAACAGGGGTTCGATTCCCCTAAAGTCTTTTACAGTAACTAACAACAGCTGACAACTAGGAGAACAAACAATGAATACAGCACAAATCATTTTAAACCAAATCAAAGCAACTGACCGTTTCGCAATGATGGCATGGGGAGCAACACAGCTTCAAGCTGAAGGACAGCACAAACATTACAGTGGTGCACTACACTTCAAGGTGAATGGTCTAGCCTGTAAGAGAGCAAACATTGTTATCAAGCACAACCAAGCTTCCGACATGTATGAACTGGAAATGTGGAAGATGAAAAAAGGTGAACCGTTCTACATGAAAGCTGATTTCAACATTTTTGCTGACCAGCTGGTTTCAGTTCTTGACCAGTGGATTGAAGGGAAGGCTGGAAAAGACCTGACACTTCAGGAAGCATGGACAGGAATCGCACAATAATAACCAGTAATTGACCTACCTTGACGGGTGGGTCTTTTTTATTGCCCTTTTAAGACAGTTTAAGACAGTTAAGGTGTTATGTGTCAACTTCAGGCTGAAACTTTGTTATTCGGGCAAATTCACAGCCAAATGGGGTGTCAAAGTCCAATTAAAAGTTAAAAAAATTAAAATCGACAGTTGAAAGTCTGTTTTCAGCTGTGTTCGCACACATCACAGACTGTGTTAACGGTCAAAGTCCAGTTGTCAGCAGTCAGTTGACAGTCAGAACCCAATTAAAAACTGAAAAAAATAAAATGCCAAACCCCGATTAAAACTGGAAAAATTCGTGAGCGTGACAGTCGGTGCTGGTTAGTCCCCAAAACAGAAGCACCCCCCCCTTTGTCCTGTCTTGCTGGTCCTGTTGCTGGTCATTGTGCTGTCAGGAACTGTGCTGTGACAGGCGTTTCTGTGTCCTCTTATGTCAAAGGTGTGTTAGTTGTCCTAATTGCTGTAAAAGCCTGTCATTTAGGGCTTCAAGTGCGTCAAAATAGGTGTCATTATCTGTTGATTCACCGTTGATGTGGTCCTTCACCTGTGTCTTGCCATGAATAACAAGGTCACCAGCTGGGGGAAATGTGCCAAACCCCAATAGCAAACGACTGATTCACGTGCACATGACTACACTTTCCCCCTGTCCAGTCCTGTCAACCACTGTCAACCACTGTCAACCACTGTCAACCACACTTTAATGGTTAACCACTGACAATAAACGGTTAACATTAGCTGTTCGACAAGGGATTACCAGTGTAATGCACCACAGTGTCAATGTACCTAACAGAAGTTTTTAAAGTTTTTACCGTAGAAATGTCACAAATGATGTCTTGCACGGTTATTAAGTAGTGTACATGTAAAGTTTTTATGCACGTAAAGTAAAGAAATTATGCACATTAAACAGTATATAACAGTTAACAACAGTTAAAAGACAGTTATTACTGTATAGAAAGGGAGAACAACATCATGACACAGAGAACAACGCACAACCTACAGTTAACAACTGAACAATCAAATCACTTACAGTCAGGCATCATTAAAGAACTGTCACCAGCAGAATTCACCGTATGGATAACCATTCAGGCGTACATCCATGACAATGTGAAACAACCTTCACAACAGGAATTGGCTGACCTAACAGGAATCACAAGGGCAACAATAGGGAAAGCAATCAATTCACTATTAGAAAAGAGTTTCAACAACATCCCGTTTTTAGAGCGTGTCAAAGTTGGTAATCATTTTCAACAGTCCCACTATAAGATACCTGACATTGGCATTGACCCAACTGTGAGCCAAAAGACATGGACAGCAAAGACATTCATTTCACGGTTTTGTCAGCAGTACACTGAAACCTTTGGTGTTAACTATAATCCAACTTGGGGAAAAGACATTGGAATGGTCAACCGTAAATTCATTCAAAAATTCACTGATGAAGAACTTGAAGGAATGGTCACAACAGCAGTCACACAGTATACAAAACGTTGGGGAAACAACAGTTATCCAAGACCAACACTGGGGCAACTTTGCACATGGTTAGGCAACAGTGCTTTGACAGAATGGCAATTGGAGAAACAGAAAGAAGAACGCTGGGAAACAGTAGCAGATGAAATTGACCTAGACAGATTTGCAGAACAAGGGGGAATTTAACAATGGATTTTAAAAATTGTCAATTACGTAGCACATGCAAAACACCTGACCGATGCAGTTTGAAATGTTTTCCGTATACACTAATGCACGGTGTTGAAGGAAAGACTGGTCTATGGAAAGCAAGAAACGTTCCTAAGAAGTATGAAAATGTGGGTGCACACAACTTACCACAGATAACCCCAGCTTCAACAAGAGCCACAATGCTTCGGTATATGGACAATTGCATGAAGCATGTTACTAATGGCACTGGGATGTTCCTCTACAGTGTAGCTGACAAAAGCAACCCGTTAGGCACTGGAACAGGGAAGACAACTTCAGCTTGTGCAATTGTTAACACTTATTTACAGAAAAGAACACTTCTTCACTTAACTGGTGGGGCAAAGATAACCAACAACCCAGCACTGTTCTTGAAGATGGCTGACTTTCAAAACACATACAACAGTCAATTCAGGGGAACATTTGAACAACAGGCATTGGCTTCAGAGAATTACTACTTTTTCAAAGAGAGAATGAAGAAGGTTGAACTGTTGGTTATTGATGACATTGCTGTCCGTAATGCAACAGAAGCATTCTTGAATGAATGTTATGAAATCATTGACCACCGTGTCACTGAAGAGAAAGCAACAATCTACACCAGCAACGTTGACCTGAAGGAACTTCCAAGAATACTGGGTGAAAGAATTGTGTCCCGTATTATTGGTTCAACATTCGCTTACCCGTTTAATGGGGCAGACCACAGACTTGAAGGGAAGGTAATCTAATGGATGCAAACAACGTAATTACAGCGAAGAGGTTCACTGTTGAAAAGTATATCAGCAGAACACAGCTGACCCAGTCACGCAGAAACATGAAAATGATTCTTGAAAGAGTGGCTTCAGCAGAAATGATTGAAAAGGTTCGTAATGAAGGGTATGCAATTTCCACAATGATTTTCAAATGGACAGACAGGGGTTCAAACAAGGTACTGACTATTGAATCAATTGCATTCATAGACAACACAGGGGGATTTAACAATGATTGAATATAAACTACTTTCAAAGGTTTTGGATGATGAAAACTTCCATGAACTGACAAAATACAATGTAACTGAAGCAGATTTCACAGAAGCAAAAGAAGCCTTCCTTTTCATCAAAGAATATGTGGGTGAACACAAATCAGTCCCAAGTCCATCAGCTGTGACCAGTGAAGCTGAATTTGACTACATTGAAACATCAGACAAACTGTCTTATCTGTGTACGACCGTTAAGAACAACACAGCGAAAAGACGTTCATTTGACTTATTACAGAATCAAGCTGGTGAGAAGTTCGGTCAGATGAAGGGAAATGACTTTGTAAACTGGATGACTAATGAATTGAACGCAATCAAAGTTCTTTCAGATACCCACACAGGGAATGGAACAAACTTCGCTACCAATGGTTCAGAACGCTGGGAATGGTATAAGGAAGCTGAACGTGAAGGAAGTTCAATTACAATCCCGACCCCTTATGCTGGATTGACTGAAGCAATGTCAGGTGGAAATGACCTTGGTGATTATGTGCTGTTGATGTCATTTTCTAACCAAGGGAAAAGCTGGATTGCTGGACAGTTTGGGTTATCGGCTTGGTGTGCTGATTTTGGTGTCTTACATTATAGCCCTGAAATGACAACAAGACAGACCATTCAACGACTGGACACGGTCCAAGGTCACTTCAGTAACACACACCTACAAACTGGGGAACTGTTCGACATGGTCAAGAATGATTATGAAGAATACTTGTCAGTGTTCAATGAAGAGCGTGAAACACCCTACATTGTGAAATCAATGGAAGACATGCAACACGGTCTGTCACTGGATACCATTGAAGCTGACTTGATGCAGAATCCTAACATTAAGTTTGTCATCATTGATGGTTTCAACCTAATGAATCACAGAGGTAACAATGGCACAAGAAACAACATGACTGAAACGTCAAGAAAGCTTCGTCAGCTGTTTGGTAAGTACAAAGTAACTGGGTTAATTGTTCACCAAACAACAGCCAGTTCAAGACGTAACGTAACAGAAATGGACGAACTAATGGATGGTTTTGTGGATGCACCAGCATTGACAGACTTCAGTGAAACAATTGCAACGATTCAGGATGCTTGTACAGTTCTGACTTATGCTTACAAAGACGGGAAGGGAACATTGGCTGTTCGTAAGGCAAGAAAGCCCTGTGTGGACTTTGAATTGCACCTACATGTCAATTATAACTTAGGGTACATCACAGAGATTGAAAACAGCTACAGTTCACAGTTTGGGGGTGAAGAAGATGACATCTAAATTAAAAAAAGTTTTAATCATTGGTTTAATTGCAATCACCTTGATGGGGTGTGCTGACAATACAAGGACATTCGCAGACGTTGAAGACAGATTCACCGTAGAAGAGGTTCGGGATGTTCTTACAGAAAGAATCACAATCATAACTGACAATGAAACTGGTGTTCAATATATCTTTTACAAAAACGGTTATGGGGGTGGATTGACTAAGCTTGAAGGGAGACCACAGCAATGATGAAAATTGATTACAGAGAAGAACTTGAACCATTCCTTGACCAGTTTCCACGCCACAAAATAATTGATGAAAAACTGATTGCATGTTCACCCTTCAGACCTGACAGTCACCCATCCTTTGTGGTGTTCTTGGATGAAGGAAACTGGGTTGACAGTGGGACACAGGAACGTGGGAACTTTTACAAACTTTTTGCACATCTTACAGGAGACACAGAAGAAAACGCAAAAGATGTGTTATGTTCAAAATACGGGGAAATCGTTGATACTGATTCCCTGAAGCTGGACATTCAAATAAACCTTACACCTTCCATTTTTGCATTCAGTGATGAAGCATTACAGCCCTTCAAATGGCGTTCACCATACTTGATTAACAGAGGCATTACTGAAAAGGTCCACAGAGCCTTTAAAATAGGTTTTGACAGGGGTTCAAACGCTGTTGTCTTACCGTGGATGAATGAAAATGGTGATGTTGTCAAATTGAAGTTCAGGTCAGTGGTTCAGAAGAAGTTTTGGTATAGTTCAGACGGTGACAGAATCAAGAACCACCTATATGGTTTCAACCATGTGAAAAAACGTGGAGACAAAAAGGTTATGGTCACTGAAGCTGAAACCGACACCTTGTACAACTGGTCAAATGGTTATCCAAGTGTTGCAACTGGGACAGCTTCCATCAGTGAAGCACAGGTCAAATTGATTAAGCGTTCAGGAATTGAAGAACTGATTATTGCATCAGACAATGACAAGGCTGGTGAACAATTCGCTGAACAGCTTATAAATGTCTTTGGTGGTCGATTAAAACTGTCAAGAATTGTGTTCCCAGTAGGATGCAAGGACATGAACGATTTCACAAAAGAACAGATGGAATCACTGGAAACAACACCAATATGTGTACAGTTTGTTAACAAGTTATAGAAAGTTCATAAAAGTGTCAAAAACATGTTGACACATCTACAATGACCATGTTATTTTAGTATGGCACGTTAAAAGTTCACAAGAGTTTCAACAACAAGTAAACCCCTTGAAAAAGGCAAATTTCACAGAAGTTTACAAATGGTACAGAGAGCCTGTACCTGTGATTTTTGCACCCTTTTTTAAGACCAAACAGTCCAAAGAGACTACAAAAGGAGAAACAACAATGGAAAAGAGAATGAACAGAGCAACAGTATTAGTTAAGGCAATCAAAGCAAAAGGGTTCACAGTGGCAGAAGCAGAGTTCAAAGAGCTGTTTCAGATATTAGAGGGAAGAACAATTGGAATGGCAAAGAAATACATGTCAGCCAAAAATGATTTAAACCTTCCGTTTGATTCAACAGACTTAGTTGCTTCAGCACTTGGTGAACGTTTAATCACATTAATAACTTTGTTTGACCTTGATTTGAATGACAATTTTGAAGCGTACTACTTTAGTAACCTTTACAACGGGTTTTCAAAAGAATTCAGAAGATATTCAGGGTTTGAACAGCAATCAAACGTGAACGCATACAGCCTTGATGTTCAAGTGTCATCTGATATTGACGAAGGGTGTTACAAAGACACACTTGAAGCAAAACCTGAAACTGGGATGACCGATTATTCAGAAGAGTTTGAAGAGGCACTGGAAGCATTCAGCAAGACCTTCAAAAAAGGTGGAGAAGAGGCTGTTGAAATCATTAAGTGTCACGGTGGGGCAAACAAGACGGATGACATGAAAGCTATATGTGAATTACTGGGCATTGAAAAGTATGATTCGTCAACAAGAAAGAAAGTTCAAAGAATTAAAGATAAATTCAAAGTTTTTTACACAGAATGGTCACAAATGGGATAACACTCGGTTATTAAGTAGTGAAGGCATGAAAGACCTTCAAAAGCAAAAAATAAAACAATCGAAAAGGAGAACAAAAGTATGAGTCTATTGACAGGAAAAGGTGCAACGGAAGTTGCAGAAGTAACAAAAGGTAAAGTGGATTTAAAGGAAGCATTCATCAGATTAAAGGCTGAAAATGAATCTGTAACAGTTCGCTTATTAGGAATTGACGATTTTGTCAGTTACAAAGCACACGGTGATTTCAACTTAGGGATTTATAACAGTCCTTGTCTTGCTGTTGGTGGTGATGACTGTCCATACTGTGTAGCTAAGGCAAAAGGTGGGGAAAAGTTTGAAGGACTTTATGCAAAGAACCGTGTTGTCTTCGCATTCGCAGAGTTAAACACAGGACAAGTTAAATGTCTTGATGTATCACCAAACCAAGCGAAGAAGTTAAATGCTGACATTACTGAATACAAGGAAGAAATCCTTGACGGTGAAATTGCATTCAACTTAGTTCGTACAGGTTCAGGAACTTCAACTGGTTATGCTTTAAAGCCGTTAACACCAAAGAAACTGACAGCTGTCCAAGAAAAGTTTGACGCATTTGACGGTCAAACAGTTGACATTGAATTCTTTGAAGAACGTGTCCAAGGTCGTTCAACTGACTACATGGTTAAGTTATTGAATGATGCTGGTTTCCCAATCAGAGAACACTTCAGTGCTGAACTTTGTGACAAAGCATTAGAAGACAAAGATGCACCAGCAGAAACACCAGTGACAGCTGTTGAAGATGATGGAGCAGACGAAGCAATCTAATTGTGTGCAAACACAAACAATCATAACGGAATTGGGCAGTCAAATGGGACTGTCCTTTTTCGTGCCTAAAATTAAAAGGGAGTGAATCAATGGGATTAGTAACAAAAGCAAACAATCAACGCCTTTTTACAGAAGGGTTTCAACCTGAAATCACAGGAAGAGGGGCAGAATTAACAACAGCAATAATCAACCAATTTAATGAGTTTCACAGTAAAAGCTATTGGGATGATGATGAAATTGAAAGACTGTTAATCCGACAGAAGGAATTTGAACTGGATAATCACGAATGGTTCAAAGCAGACGTTCCAATCTTCAGCCCATCCAGTGCGTCAAAATGTGAACGTGAATTGTTCTTCAAGTTAATCAGAAGTAAGAAGGACGCACAAGGAATGTTCCCATACCAGCAACGCTGGGTGAACAATGGGTCAGCAATCCATGCAAGAACACAGAGAGACCTTCTATACATGGAAAAGAAGCTGAAAGACCCAGCATTCACCGTGTTAAAAACACACTTTGGACTTCCCAACTGGGAAAAGGCAGGGGCTGAAATACGTCACTATGACTGGAACGGTGAGAAGTTCGCATGTGCTGGAATGATGGACGGAAAGCTGAAATATGAAGCTGACGGTTCAACAATCGGTTTTGAATTCAAGACCAAGTCAACAACCATTGCAACCGTTGGGAATTACAAAATGAAGGACGCACAAGACGGACACAAAACACAGTGTACAGCTTATAGCCTGATTTTCCCAATTACTGAATACATCATCTTTTATGAATCAGTTGCTAAAGACGGTTGGATGAAGGGGGAGACAGCAAAGTCAGACATTAGAGCCTTTTATCACAAAGTTGAAACAACAGCACAGGAAATCATGTTGGATAAGTTCGCAAGGGTAACAAAAGCAGTACGTGACGAAGAAATGCCTGAAATGGACACAACCAAGTGTATCTTCTGTCCTTACAAAACTTTATGCAAGGGGGGTGTTGTGTAATGAAAGAAATCAAAAGGCTTTTAGTGGCGTTCCTGTCACTGTTAGTGTACGTTCTTGGCTGGGTGTTAGCCATTGGAATGGTTGTTGGCATCAGTTTTGGTTTTACAGCATTAGTCCTTTACGGGATTTGTTGGGCATTCGGTTGGGTGCTGACATTTAAAATGGTCGTAGGTGTTTGGCTGGTCATTGTGCTTTTCAACATCATATTCAAGTAACAGAAACAGCAACAGGCAGTCCCTTCAGTGGGGCTGTCTTTTTTAGATTAAAAGGGGGAAACAATTTGAAAATATTATCGTGTGACCTGTCATTGACTGGGTCAGCATTTGCAATCATGCACATTACAAAGGACAGGGTTGAGATTGAAGAAACACTGTTCATTAACAATAAGAAGAACGCCAAAATGGGGATAGGTTACCGTTTAGGACAGATTGAAACAGGCTTAAATAAGTTGTTAAAAGGTCATGACGGGCAGATTCAAGCAATAGTCAGGGAAAAGGGCTTCAGTCGATTCCCAGCAATCACACAGGCATTGTTCAGGGTGGTCGGTGTTTCAGACTTAGTCATCTATAAGAACGGTTGTGACCAGCTACCATTTGCAGAAATCAGCCCAACCAGTGTGAAGAAGTTAGTCACTGGAAATGGTAAAGCCTCAAAAGAAGAGGTTGAAGAGGCTGTCAGAACGTTTTTAATTGAACCACAAAAGGATTATTTCTTTGAAACTGATGACGTGTCAGACGCTGTGGCAGTAGGGATTGCGTACGGTTTGCAAAAAAAGATTTTAAAAGTTTAGACCTTTTTGTCACAAATGGGATAACACTCGGTTATTAAGTAGTGTAACCAAGAAAAACAAAAACAACACAGACAAAAAGGAGAAACAACAATGAGAAGTGCTGAAGAGAAACAACAAATGGTCAAAGTAATGCAAACAATGGGGGTTTTATTCCCTGAAGAAACAGAAAGAAACATGGAACTTTTAACAGAAAGAGTCAATGAAGCAGTTGCACCTGAAGCATCAGCAAAGGAACGTTTTGAAAAATTAGCTGAAATCATAGCAACTGAACCAAACAGCATAATGTCTGAAGGCTTTACTGAAGGGGTTGTCAACATTGCAACTAAATTAGTGGCTGAAGGTGACACATGGGAAGCACAGTATCTAACTTTTCTTAAATCAATGGCACTCGTTAAAACAGCAACTACAGACGAAGGAGTACTTTAAAATGTTAGAAATGATGATGATTGAAGTAATGTTTGAAGAGAAAATTAATGCAACGGAAGCAAAACTTTTAGATTCAGTGAAAGACAAAACAGCTGAAGAAGGTTTCTTACAAATAGCAAAAGAGCAAGTTGGCACACACAAAGAAATGGGTGTTGAAATGACCGTTGAAGAAATAGTTGAATTAGCACATTCAGACGGTGAGCCAAACTGGGAAAAGGAACTTAAAGGAATGGTTCATTCGTATGCAATGTTCTTGGTCTTAAAGGCTGAAGGTGCACTAATAGCAAAATAACACAAATCGTGATGGGGTGTCAAAACCCTGTCACATTACTTTATACAGAAGGAGACTGAAAAAATGAGAAGTTCAAAAGAAGTTGTCAACGAGTACCTAAACCAAGATTCTTGGAGAGTGAAAGAAAACAGTAACAGCCCGTATTCATACGGTGGATTAATGAAACATGTGGATTCAGAGGTTTCAAAAGATTACTGGTTAAGAGAAGTTTACCCTGAAGCAATTACAGATGCTTACAGAAAAGGTGCAATGCACATTCATGACCTTGGGGGTCTTACATTGTATTGCTGTGGTTACAGCTTACAGTCAATCATTGCAATGGGTGTCAAAGGCATTCCAAACATCCCAACATCAGCACCAGCGAAGCACTTTGACAGTGTTTTAAATCAGTTAGCAAACTTAACAACTGTATTTCAAAATGAAATCATGGGTGCTGTTGCATTCAGTTCAGTTGATACGTTATTAGCACCGTTTATCAAAGTTGATGGTCTGAACTATGACCAAGTGTTGCAATCACTTCAGAACTTCATCTACAGCATTAACAGCAACAGCAGAGGTGGAGCAGAACCAGCATTCAGTAACATTACACTTGACCTTTTTGCACCTTCAGACCTTCGTGAACAACACGTTGCAATGGGTGGTGAAATCCTTGAACTGAAATATGGTGATTGTCAGAAAGAAATGGACATGTTCAATAAGGCATTTGCTGAAGTTATGCTTCAAGGTGATGCAATCGGAAAACCATTTGCTTACCCAATACCAACATACAACATTTACAAAGGTTTTGACTGGAATCATCCAAACAATCAAGCAATCTTTGAAATGGCTGGAAAGTTCGGTTATCCATACTTTGCAAACTTCATCAACAGTGACATGAACCCTGAAGATGCACGTTCCATGTGCTGTCGTTTACGTTTAGACCTTACAGAGTTAAAGAAGCGTAACGGTGGATTGTTTGGGTCGGGTGATTCAACAGGTTCAATTGGTGTTGTAACGGTTAACTTACCACAGTTAGGAATTAGAACACTATTAAAACAACGTAAAAGTGCAAACATGTTCGGTCACACTGGACTTAGAGAAGCATTCTATCCCTTGTTAGATGAAGTGTTAGAACTTGCGAAGGATTCACTGGAAATCAAACGTGAATGGCTTCAAAAGAATATCATTGACAACAACGCTGTCCCAGCATTCAACACATATGTTGGAACACTTGACAATCACTTCAGCACCATTGGAATTGTTGGCTTGAATGAAATGTGTGAAAACCTGTTTAATTTAGAAATCACAGATAGAAGAGCGAAAGAGTTTGCTGTAGAAGTTTCAAATCACATCCGTGAAAAGTTGGTTGAGTTCCAGCAAGAAACTGGACACCTTTACAACTACGAAGCAACACCAGCTGAAAGCACAGCATACAGACTGGCACAAAAGGATGTTGAAACCTTCGGTGATGATGGTTTTTCACTTCCAGCATACCAAGGAACAACAGATGCACCTTACTACACTAACAGCTGTCACATACCTGTTCAGGAAGTAACCAGCATAGTTGATACACTTGCACACCAAGATGAACTTCAACAACAGTTCACAGGTGGGACAGTCGTTCATCTTTACATGGACGGTGCAATCAGTGGTGACCAAGCGAAAGCAATTGTAAAACATGCGTGTGAAAGTCATGGACTACCTTATTTGTCCATTAGTCCAGTGAACAGAATTTGTCCCGACCATGGGTACATTGAAGGACGTGAAGACAACTGTCCTGTTTGTGGGAAAGAACTTGACCTGTTCCAAAGAATCACAGGCTACATCAGAAATGTGAAGTACTTTAATGACGGGAAAAAGGCAGAGTTCTTTGACCGAAATCAATATAAGTCATAAAGGGATTGTTCATGAACGGTTTGAAGATGCACCATTCATAGGGGCGTTAATCATTGCTAACCAGTGTACAAGGTCTTGTAAGGGCTGTTTCAATCAACATCTGAAGCAGTCCCCACCTTTGACACATACAGCTGAAGAACTAGTATGGCTGGTCAAGCAAAATCCGTTACATGAAGGAATCATCCTTGGTGGGCTAGAGTGGACAAATCAACCAGTGGAAATGTTGACACTAATTAAAACAGCATTACTTCACGAACTGGATTTGATTCTGTACACATACTTTGAAGAAGCTGTGTTTGCACACAAGTTTCCTGAAGTTTACAGCTTACCGATTTACATTAAATTTGGGGATTACAGGTCAGACCTTCCCCCATACACTTGCCCATTAACTGGTGTCAGACTGGCATCATCCAACCAACACATACGAAAAGGAGAACAACACAATGATAAACGCAATTAAGGGGATTTTTAGAGCAACACCAAAAGCAACAAGACTTGAAATGGCTGAAGCACTCATGGACGGTTCAATGGACGTGTTCACAAAGACAGCTAAAGCATTAGAAGTAGTTGCTGAAGAAGCACAGGCAGTCATGGAAGACATAGCCATTGAAGAGGCTGAAGTAATTGAAGAATTTGATGCAGAAATTGCAATCCTTGAAGAACAGAAAGAAACTTTTATTGCTGATTCAATGGAACAGTACGCTGATGCTGACGCATTGAAAGGTGATGCTGAAGTCCAACTGGCAAGAATCAACAAGTTTTTAGGGGCTGAATAATGGCATGGTTAAGAGGGTTTGAACCTGTTGACCCTGACAAACGAAAGTATTACGGTTGTGAGCCATTGTGCCCAACTAGAGCAACCAAAGGTTCAGCTTGTTATGACGTATTTTCACCAGTGAACACCACGCTGGATGTTGGGGAATCCCAGCTGATTTGGTTGAACGTTAAGGCGTACATGTTACCTGACGAAGTCCTGAAGGTGTTCACAAGGTCTTCAATGGGTAAAGTTGGGGTAACACTTGCCAATGACGTTGGAATCATTGATTGTGATTATTACGGTAATGAAAAGAATGATGGAAACATTGGTCTGATGCTGACAAACAACGGTGATGAAATATACTTCATTGATGAATGTCAAGCAATCGGTCAAGTCATGTTTCAAAAGATTCTTTTTGCAGATAATGACATTGTTAAAAGTGAAGTACGTGAAGGGGGGTTCGGTTCAACAGATGAAAACAACTAAGATAGTTATAACAATTGAACAACCGTGGTCAAAAGCTATGCACGAAGGTTTTCCCCGTTTATACAAGTCAGAACAACAATACACTGATGAATTAAGTTCAGACATTCAGAAAGAAATTTCAGGCTGGATTGATGACAAAGGCATGACCAGCATCAGAACAACCATTGAAGAAGGTGAATCAGATGATTAAAAACGTTAAAATCTACGGACTAGAGGAAAGCTTGATTGCTTCAGGTTATCCAATGACGCACGGTGTCCCACCTGAAATGACTATTGACATGCTGAATGATGGTTCAACCTTTAAGCGTGGTAGAAACCTCGGAAGAACACCAGCTGGTTCAGGTCATGATTGTTTCTTGAAAGGAATCACTGTTCAGTTTGACTGGACAATCTCACAGACAATCTTCCCACAGGTTGAGCGTTATCACTTCATTGACATTGTTTCAAGTCAATCAAAAATGCACCGTTTACAACTGGCAGAAGCTGGTGACTTTCATCCTTCCACTGACCCATTAATCGTGGATAGATTCATGAAGCTGGTTGACCAGTACAATTCACTTGACCCAATTGAAGAACAGGTTGACCGTGAAGAAATGTTTGAAACGATTGTCTACAGTGTCCCAATGGGTTACCAGTTGACAGCCCGATTCACAACAAATTACCTACAGTTGAAAACCATCTACAAGCAACGAAAGAAACACAAGCTGAAAGAGTGGAGAGAGTTCTGTCAATGGATTGAAACCCTTCCAAACTTCAAAGCAATGTGTCTTAAAAAGTAATAATTGCAGTCACCTTCGGGTGGCTGTTTTTTTTATTTAAAAAACTTTCAACAAAAATGTCACAAATGGTCACATGCTCGGTTATTAAGTAGTGAAAGGAAGTGAGACAGTGGAACTTAACATGAACTTAAAAAACAAGAACAACAATGAGAAAGCACAACAAGTACTTCAAAAAGAGCGTGACAAAAAGTATCAACCAAGTTGGAACGAACTGTGGTTCACAGGTTACACAACACACACTGGAAAACACAAGAAAGGTATTTTTGAACTGAAGAGTTCAGCACCTGACAAAGCACGACTCGAAACGGTCAAAGAAGCTATTGAAAAAGGTGACATAGGAACACAGGTTGAAGACCTGAAAAAGTTCAGTAAAACTCATGTGTTGAAACTGTACAAAATATTAATGGAATCACGAAGAGAAGAAACCATCAAATCATTGATTGAGCATTGTCCTAAAAATTACCACCTGATTACAGACCACGGACGATTCACTGACATGTTAAATGTGTTAGATGATGAAACATTGATTGGATTGGACACAGAAACAACAGGATTAAATCCCTTTGGTGGTGACCGTATTGTAGGAATGTCAATCAGTTGTGAAAAGAATGATGAACACTTTTACATCCCAGTAAGACATGAAGTACCTGAAAAACAACTTGACCCTGAATATGTTTTTGGTGAGTTGAAACCGTACTTGGAAAACAACCAGCTGAAGAAAGTTCTTCACAATGCAAAGTTTGATTATCACTTCTTTGCTGTTGAAGGAATTAAATTCACAGGGGTAGTAATGGACACACTAATTGCAATGCACATTCTTTCAGAAAATGAAATGTCATATGCACTGAAAAACATAGCAACAAAATGGGGTAAACACTTCGGTTTTGAAGACAAGTCAATGACTTATGAAGAACTGTTTGGAAAAGGTGGTTTTGAGAAAACACCGTTGGACATTGGGACAGTTTACGCCTGTAAGGACACCCACCTTACTTTGAACCTTTACAAATGGATTATGTCACACCTAGAAAAACAAGCTGGGCTGATGGCAACTCATAAAATGGAAAATGAAGTTCTTGCTGTAACAATTGCAATGGAACAGGAAGGTTTCAACATTGACCTTGACTTTGCTGAAGAATACAGAAAGAAACTTGAACTGGAAATTGCAGACCTTGAAGACGAACTTGATGAAGTTTTTGAAGGAATCAATGTGGCTAGTAATCAACAGCTGTCTGACTTCCTCTTTAACGTCAAAGGACTTCCAAACAAGAAGAATGGTTCAGTGGGTAAAGAGGTCTTGAACATGTTAAAAGATGAATTTGAAGGCATCAACACCCTAATGGATTACAGGAAGAAGTCCAAACTGTTGTCAACTTATTTTGAACCACTTCCAAGGCTGGTTTCACCAATAGACCACAGGTTACATGGACAGTTCAAACAGTCAGGGACGAAGACAGGTCGTTACAGTAGTTCAAGTCCTAACCTTCAGAACATCCCACCGAATGCAAGACCAATGTTCAAAGCACCTGAAGGAAAGCTACTGGTGGGGGCTGACTTTTCAAAGGTTGAACCAACCATATTGGCAGACATGACACAGGATGACAAGTTCCTTGAACCGTTTATACATGGGCTAGACATTTACAGTTCATTAGCTTCAAACACCTTCAACATGAAATATGAAGACTGTGGTGATGGTTCAAAGGTCAGAAAGATGATGAAAACTGGGCTGTTAGCTACTATGTACGGTACATCAGAATGGACACTTGCAAAACAGCTGGGAATTACAGTTGAAGAGGCTGTCCAGTTCCTAGAAGATTTCTTGACCAGTTATCCAATTGTTAAACAGTGGATTGATGACGTTCACGATTCAGTGGACAGGGACGGTTTTGTCACCACAATGTTTGGAAGGAAAAGACGGTTCTTAGGTCATAAAAAAGTGGCTGAACGATTCAAGAAAGTTGAAGCAAAAGTTGTGTCAATCCTTGGAAGACAACCATCAAACATTTGGGGAGAAAAAGAAGTCCCTTACAAATTAAGACAGGATTACTGGAACGCTTCAGGGGATTACTTCAGGGTACAACGTCAGTCAGTTAATGCAATCATTCAGGGAACTGGTGCTGAAATCATGAAAAAAGCAATGGTGGAAGTTCACCGACTGTTTGAAAGCTGGAACTCAACAGATATAGAAGACGAGTGGGGCAACCGTTGGTTCAGGAAAGACCGTGACAGATACAAAATACTGGGAACGATTCATGATGAAATTCTGAT